CTTGCACCAGACCCGCTTGTGGACGCCTCCGGCTTTGCTGTGGTCACAACCCGCAAGAAGGTCGGCCCCATTGAGAAGGAGTTCAGCATTGCTGGCAGCTCCAGCCAGGCGCAGCTCTACCGGAGCTATCCGCTACCCGATGCAATGATGCAGTCGATCCTCTGCCCTGGCGGCGGTGGCACAAGGGTGATCCGGTAATGGCGGGCGTGTTCGACGACGATATCGCAACGGCCCAGGAGCTGATTGCAGAGTTCGGTCAAGATTGCTGGTGGCAGAAGCCCGCGCCCGTGCTGGACAATAGTGTCCCCGGCTACCCGACTGACGGTGCGCTGCCCGATGCAGTGCCATGCAAGATTGCGTTCTTCAGTGCGCGTGATCTCAACCGTGGCACCTTCGAGTTCCTCCAGCAGATGGGCTTCTCCCTTGAAGTCCCCGATTCCGGTGAGGTCGGTTTGCTGGCAGGTGGCATCACTTTCACCCCGGAGATGACTGACACATTGCGCAGGGGCGCAGAGGATGCGGAGGAAAGCTCCATCGATAAGATCGACCGGCTTGCGCCGAACGGTGTCCCCATCCTCTATTATGTTGTGGTGTCGGCATGATTACGCCCCAAGACGCCCGCAAGGAGATGTTCGCCAAGGTCAATGACTGCTGGCAAGCGCACTCGGCTGCGATCGTGGGATACGTCCCGGAGATCCGTTGGCAGGGTATCGAAGAAGCAAAGGTGCCGGGTGCAGACAAGTTCTGGATGCGCGTTGGCACCACCACAGTGACCACACGGCAGGGCGGACACGCTTCGCCTGACGGTCCTGAGGGTTCCCCGGTCGTGTATGATACTTACGGGTTCATCACGCTCCAGATGTTCGCTCCGATGAAGGGGAAGGAGACCTGGAGTAAAGGGGAGTTGCTTTCCGAGCTTGGACAGCGTATGTTCATGGCCTCGGAAACGGGTGGCGGGGTATGGTTCCGAAATCCACGCATCCGGGAATTGAATAACGACGGAACATTCTATCGCTGGAACGTCATCTCCGACTACCAGTTCAGTCAGGTGAAAGGAACCTAAGTCCATGGCACTCGCCCCCGAGAAGCAGGATGCCAACCTCGTTGGCTTCTACAAGATCAGGGAAGCGCTGCTCGGTTCGGTGCCCGCAGTGGGTGCCTGGCAGACGCGCGAACCGAATTCGTTCGATGATCTTGGTGCGGATTATACCAAGGTCGCACGCAAGCCGTTCAGCCCTTCGCGCCAGCGCAAGAAGGGGTCGACCACCGATATGGACGCCGATGGCGGCTATAACGAGGATCTGACGCAGCACAACATGCAGGGCGAACTGGAGGAGTTCTTCTTCGCCAATATGCGCAAGACCGCGGAGGTTGTCTCCAAGGCGGCGTTCGCCAAGGTCTTCACCGTTGTCGCTGCCACGGACATCGCCACCGTCGCGGGTGGGCACGGTCTGGAGAACGGCGATGGTCCGTTCCAGGTCACCGCCGCCACCACGATCCCCGCCGGTCTGACCGCTGCAACGAACTACTGGGCGATCGTGCTTTCGCCCACGACGTTCAAGTTCGCAACGACCCGTGCGCTTGCGCTCGCGGGAACCGCTGTGGACGTAACGGACACCGGCACGGGTGCGCTGACGATCACCAGCACGGCACAGGTTAGCACCACGGACGACAGCTTCACCGTTAACGCGGTGCCCAGCGGTCTGCAGACGGGGTCCATCCTGAAGGTGTCAGGCTACACCGCGTCCGCCAACAACGGTCGCAAGACGGTGCTGTCCACCACGGCGTCGAAGATTGTGGTCAACGAAGACCTCGTCAACGAAGCCAACCCGCCGGTCGGCGCAACCCTCAAGGTTGTCGGTCACACGTTTGTCGCTGGCGACGTGGAACTGGTCGTGCAGGAAAGCTCGCCGGGCGTCATTTCGGGCTTCCAGCTCGTTGCGACCGCCGGCAGCTTCCTTGCCTACGCACTGGTCCCCGGAAGCTGGGTCTACATCGGTGGGGACGCGGACGGTTCGTTCTTCGAGGACGGTGACAGCGCGCGGTTGGGCGGTTACGCTCGCATCGCGGTGGATGGTGTCTCGGCGGACGGCAAGACGGTCACCTTCGACAAGTCCACGTTCATTCCGGAAGACAACGACGGCACGGGCGTTGCCCTTGCGGTCTACTTCCCGGACGTCATCAAGAACGAGGACGACCCGGATCTGATCGTGCGGTTCAGCTCGGTGATCGAGCGCACGCTGGGCAAGGATGCAGACGGCACTCAGTCGGAATACCTGACCGGGTCCGTGGCGTCCGAGCTGACCTGGAACAGCCCGCTGGCCAACCTCGTCAACATCGATATGTCGTATATCTGCCAGAAGGCGGGTCTGCGCAAGGGTATCGATGGCCCGCTGAGCGCGCGTGCTGACAACACCCGCATCAAGGCGCTGGGCGAAGATGCGTTCAACACGTCGTCCAACGTCTATCGCCTGCGGATGGCAATGATCGATCCGACGACCATGAACCCGTCGCCGTTCTTCGCTCGTGTTACCGAATGGACCGGGACCATCAATAACAACGTCACCAGCGCCAAGGCGCAGGGCGTTCTCGGTGGCTTCGATACCACGGTGGGCAACTTCGACGTCGACGCGGAACTGACCGCTTACTTCTCCACGGTGGAGGTTATCCACGCGGTGAAGTGCAATTGGGACGTGACGTTCGACGCCATCTACGCCAAGCAGAACGCGGGGGTCTATCTGGACGTTCCGCTCGTCTCGCTGGGCGGGGGTCGCCTGGACATCGAGCAGGATGCTGCCATCATGGTCCCGCTTCAGGCTGCGGCTGCGGAGTCCCCGTTCGGTCACACTGCACTGGTTGGCTGGTTCGATTACCTGCCGAACGCTGCGATGCCCGATCTGGATTGCTAAGCCCCGCCAACGGTGCTAGGGTCGGGGGCGGGGGTTCAGTCGGACTCCCGCCCCTTTTCGTAAGAGGAAGATAACATGAGCCTTCGTAAGACATTCAAGACCGACAAGAACGCTGAGATCGAAGGCGTTGAGATCGAGGTCGGTATCAATGACCACAACCAGCTTCCGATCACCATCCGCATCGCTCGCATGTCGGCGTCGAACAAGCGCTACACGAAGGAGCTGAACCGCGTCACCAAGCCTCACCAGTCCGCCATCCAGAACGATGCGATGGACAACGAGCTGGCGCGCAAGATGCTCCAGGAAGTGTTCGCCGACACGATCCTGCTCGAGTGGGGCAACCTGCCGAAGTCGGAGCTGACTGGCAACGAAGAGGACACCGAGCTCCTCGAGTTCACGCGCGAGAACGTCCTTGCGCTGTTCAAGGAGCTTCCCGATATGTATGACGACTGGGAAGCGCGCGCCAACAAGGCGGCCGCGTTCCGCGAGAAGGAGCGGGAGGTCGCTGCAAAAAACTAACAGCCGTTCTGATCTATCAGCACGAGTTCCCTCCCGAGACCGAACGCAAGTTTCGGGAGGAATCTCGGCGGTTCAAGGAGCCGCTACCTGAGCGCATCAAGAACAAGCCAGAGCTCTACTTTGGGTTGGCCCTGTTCTATAATGCCTGGTATGATCTAGATTCGGAACGGGACCGGCCCAAACGCATCACGCGGGGCATGTGCTTTTCCTACTCGGTCGACTACGACCTGGATGAGGAGCAGACGGAGGATCTTTGGTATCATATCTCACGGATGGATATCGAGTTCCTAGAGTGGTGGAAGAAGAAGCAACCTAAGGCCCGCGCACCTAAAGGAGCAAACGGTGGGACGAGATCTAAGGGACCTAGCTAAGTCGATGCGCGCACGCGCTGAGGGTCTCGACAATCTCGCCTCCGACATTGCCAAGGCGGGTGTTGAAGCTATGCTGGTAGAGATGGTGGACGTCACTCCTGTTGACGAATCCACCGCTCTATCCAACTGGCAAGTTAACCTCGGAAATCGTGCAGCTGACGAGCTCCCTGCCTATGTGCTTGGTGAGCGTGGAAGCACGCGCGCCGCGAGCGCTAATCAAACGCTTGCGGAGGGCCGTGCAGAGCTGCAATACAAAAAGCCGGGGCAGCCCATCTTCCTATCAAACCTTACCCCCTATATCGGGGATCTGGATGATGGGTCGAGTAGGCAGTTCCCGGGCGGGTTCGTTCCGCGGGCGTTGATCATCTTCCGACTAGCTGTTCAAGAAGCTAAGCGGAAGCTGCTAAGGTAGATCGGATGGCAGAAGAACGGATTGACATTGAGGTCACCGACAAGGTAGACGCCAATGCCGCCAAGAAGATTAACCAGATTGCAGACGCTGCGGAACGCGGTGCCAACTACGTTGACAAGCTGAAGTCCGCGCTTGCTAACGTCAACACGAGCGGCACCGACCGCCTTGTGTCAGCTATGGCGCGCGCCGACAGCGCTGCCGCCCGCTTGCTGAACGCACAGGTGCGCCTCACCATGTCGCAGGACCAAGGCGCTATCGCAGCGGCCAAGCTCGCGACGCAGGAACAGAGGCTCGCTACCGAGACGGCCCGCACAAGCGCGGCACAGGCGCGAGCCGCAGCAGCTACCGCACAGGCGGAGGCAGCGACGCAACGCCTTGCAGCGGCCCAGCAGCGCACCACAGCGGCGACCGCTGCGGCTGGCACGGGTTACGCTTCGCTAGACCGCCATCTGGCTGCGACGGGTAACACCGCCAACCGGACACGCGCGAACATGGCGAACCTCGCTGCGCAGTTCCAGGACATCGGGGTCTCACTTGCGGGCGGCCAAAATCCGTTCCTTGTGTTCCTCCAGCAGGGTTCGCAGATCAGCTACATCGCAGGTCAGATGGAAGGTGGCTGGAAGGGGCTGGCGGCCGCTGCAACCGGATGGGTTGTGGTCAGCAAGACCGTCGCCACCACCGCGACCGAGACCGCTGCCGCGAGCCTTGCTCAAGCATCCGCTGCGGAAGCTGTTGCGCTCGCTGAAGCGCAGAAGGCGACCATCCTGGCGAACGTCGTTATCGCACAGCAGGCGCTTACCGTTGCCACCGCCGAGGTTGCGGCAGCAGAAGCGCTTCAGGCTACCGCTGCGACGGAGCTGAGCCTTGCCACCATCGGCCTGTCGGTCAACCAGACGCTTGCCGCTGCGGCTGCGCAGGGTGACACCGCTGCGCAGAACATGCTCACCGCGTCACTGGCGCGTGTCGAAGCTGCTCAGGCAGGAGCGACGCTTGCATCCGCGAACGTGGCTGCGGCCAACCTTGCTCAGGCGCAAGCTGCAACCGCGCTTGCGGGTGCGAACAATGCGGTGGCGACCAGCGGTGCAGCCGTGACCCGCGTGCTGAGTCCGCTGGCGGTCGGTGCTGCATCGTTGCTTGCCATCTTCGGTGGCCTGTATGCCATCTTCAAGAGCACGAGCGATGAGATTGCCACCAACTCGAAGCCGAAGCTGGAAGCCTATGCGCAGACCCTCGGTCTTACCGATAAGGAGATGCGCAAGCTCACTGGCAGCACTGTGGACGCAAACGGCAAGCTGAAGGAACACGATGCGCTCGTCATCACGGCGGGTGATAGCTGGACCGGCTTCAAGAGTGCGGTGTCGCAGGGCATCTCGGGAATGGTTGAGGGTTGGGGCCCGCTGAACGATTACTTCAGCGCTGCATGGTCCGCGACCATGAACTTCCTCTACATGGCGTTCCTTGGATTCTATGCTGCCGTGCATACGCTGATCGAGCTGCTGGCAAAGACCTTTGTCAACGTCTTCAAGATCGCTGCGAACCTTGTCATCGGTATTGTCAATGGCATTACGATGGCGGTCGAGTGGGCGGTCAACAAGGCCATCCAAGGAATCAACCTGCTGGCTGACGGAGCGAACTCGCTGCTGAGCACCATTGGCTTCGAGGATGCAATTCCCAAGCTGAATGAAGTTCGACTTGGGGTTGACGGCATCACGCAGAGCATGTTCCAACTCGAGAGCATGGACATCGGTGCCACCTTTGCTAACAAGGTTCAGGAAGCTAATAACACGATCCAGGGCTTCAAGCAAGCCTGGGATGAAGCTGCGAACGCTGCCGCCCGTGCCCGCATTGCAGCACTGGCCGCGTCCATCATTGAGAACCGCAATCCGACCAAGGGTCCGAAGGCGAAGGTTGACCACACCGCCGAGCGCCGTGCGCTTGCTATCGGTCTGGTGAACCTGAAGCTGGACGACGAACTGGCTCGTATGCGTTTGCTCAAGGACGCCCGTGAGGTCCAGCAGCGCATGGACACCATCGAGCAGGAGTTG